TAAGATCTGACTCAGTTACGTTCAATTTTGTTAGACCTGACCCTAGCCTTACAAAGTATAGCAAAGAGAAATTCAAACAGTTTACTAATTGGTCTGAGAGGACTAATGATCACGGCAGGGATGCCGCAATGCTTATTTATGGTTTGTGATTTATGTTATTCAGCTCTTTAACTACTTCCTTTAAACGTTCTTTATGTTCTTTTTTAACCCACACTTCTAATGGGACGTAGCCAGCTTCACGTTTGCGCTGGCGTTGTAGTTGTTTTCTTTCTTTGTTGTTCATTTTATTTATTTCTATCAATTTGTTATGACATAAAATACGCCAGGTAAAAACCAGCCGTGATTATCGGCCAGATTATTAATGCTAATTTAGCTACAAAATTAAAAATTTCATCTGCATACCTCCACAAAAACACCTGAGCGTAAAGACCGACAAGAATAACTGTAACGCCAAGGATAACCATTGAGATGCACGGAAAAATAATCAGCATAGGTTCTATGAACATATAAAACCCCCATTAACTGTTTCTGTTTTCATGATGTTTGCCCTTGTTGTTTGTGTTAATCAGTTTCGATCAACTTAAGTACATAATATATATGACTAGTCACACAGTCAATACTTACTAGAGTGTTTTTTGATTTATGGGTTATAATTAGTTTGGGTTGGGAGTTTCCTGGCCGGGCAACATTGGCCTTAAGTAAACTGGGGGCCTTTGCTTGCTTTTTGTGCTATAATGTGTTATTAAGTACACATGATTATACAAGGTAAATCACAGACTTATAAAAAGAACGTATCTTTTAATGAGGATACAATTGTTAAGTTTAAGCGTGACAAAGTGAGATCTAATTTAAAAAAGATAGGTTTAATGCGGTCTCCAAGCTTCAAAACTGATTTATCTAAGATTAATGATGTTGATATTCTAACCAATAAACTAGGCAAGATATGACAGTCAAGCGCGGAAAAGAAACCTTCAGCGGTTACAACAAACCTAAGCGCACTCCAAAGCACCCCACCAAAAGCCATGCTGTTCTAGCTAAAGATGGCGACGATATCAAGCTTATAAGATTTGGCCAACAAAGCGTTAAAGGTGATAAAGGCAACACAGCTAGATCACGTTCTTTTAAGGCAAGACATGCTGATAATATCAAAAAGGGTAAAATGTCGGCTGCTTATTGGGCAGATAAAGTTAAATGGTGAACACGTAAAAGAGTAAACCTATATTCGGTTATTTATGAGTTATAGCGAAGTTTTTACAAAGATAATGAAAAATGCTGGCAGAAAGGTTGCTTACGAGCCAGACGAGCTTTTTCATGAGGCTAATAAGTATTTTGATTGGGTTGATTCTAATCCTAGGCCACAAGCCCAGATGACAAAGGACGGGGTTGATTACCTTCCAAAGAAAAGACCTTACACTATTTACGGCTTGTCAACTCATTTATGTATTTCAACTGACACTCTAGAAAACTATAGAAGAATGCCAGAGCATGGAAAGGTTATGGCTTATATCGACGAAAGGATCAAAGGCGAGAAGCTAGAGGGCGGTATGTCAGGTGACTATAATGCGTCTATAGTTATTAGAGACCTTGGATTACATGATAGCCAACATGTTAAGCAAGATGTAAGCGTTAAGGACGAAAGTGACAAATCACTTACCGACAAATTACAAGACATTGTTAAAACAGCTAACACCGGAGACGATAGCTAAGCTACCCGATGATAAAAAAGCTGAAATAATCGATATCGTAGAAGAATTACAATATCGAGAGAAAGTTAATAAACTTGAAACTTATAAGCCCTATAAAAAACAGCGAGAATTTCATGCTATAGGGAAGGACGGACATTGCGAACGTCTATTAATGGCAGGGAACCAACTTGGTAAATCAATTTGTGGTAGTGCTGAATGGGCATACCACTTAACAGGAAAATATCCTGATTGGTGGGAAGGAGCTGTTTTTAACAAGCCCGTGATCATGTGGGCCGCTGGTGTTACTGGCGAGTCTACAAGAGAAAACCCCCAAAGGCTGTTGGTTGGTGACCCAGCAAGCCAAGATTCTTGGGGGATGGGCTGGATACCTAAAGCTAGGTTAAAAGAGATAAACCGAGCAATGGGTATTAAAAACGCTTTAGATAGCGTTGTGGTTAGATGGGGCGGTGATCATACTACGGACTATAGTCTCTTGTATTTCAAGTCCTACGAGAAAGGGCGGGAGAAATGGCAAGGCCCAACATTAGATGGGGTGTGGTTTGATGAGGAACCACCGCCTGACATCTACTCAGAGGGAAGGACAAGGACACAGAATGGCCAGCTAGGAACGTTTACGGCTATTACTTTTACACCGCTCTTAGGTATGTCTGAAGTTGTGCGGATGTTTTTGGATGCTGATAGGGAGAATAAAGCATGAAGAAAGGTACACCGACAGGCGCATATAACAAACCAAGCGCAGCGATGTTAAAGAAAAAGAAATCTGTTAAGAAGAAAGGTAGAAAGAAATGAACAAGGAAAAACTTAAGCAGCTAATAGATGAAAATCCAACAGCTTTATCCGGCTTAAATGATGCCCTAGCCGCTGATTATATTAATACAGTTAATCAACCTGGCCCTAGACGATTGTCCGCTTTAGACATCGTTGAAAACCTAGGTTATACAACTGGCAAATCAATTCTTGATACTCTAGAGACTCTAGCAGCTACTAATAGTGTTATTAAATACGCTATGAAAGCATTAGAATCAGGTGAAATGATAGATATTAATAATGCGGCTACTAAGTCAATTATTGATCTACTTGTTCAAAATGGTTCTTTAGCTTCAGACAAAGCCGATGCTTTAAAGGCTTTAGAAAACGATCAACAATCACTAGCTCAGAAGTACGGATTGCCGCGCGTAACTGTATCTGACGTTACTTTGGCGAGGTCTTAATCATGGCTTTAGTATATGGCACAACCACGGCAATGACCCTAACTTTGACAAGTTTGGCTGATGGCTCTTGGAGAGAATCAACCGTTGTAGATAATGGCACGAATCTATTTGTAGGCGCTCACATCGGGGGTTCAGTGCAGGTAGGCACATCTCCAACGGCTAACAGCTCTATAGACTTCTATCTATACAAAGATATTAATGCTGCATCAACTGCCTACACTGGCGGTGCTTCAGGTTCAGACGCTGCTTATACTGCAGACGGCGAAGAGTTTTGCTTTACTAAGCTTGGTTCAATCATCGTTGATGCTACATCAGATCAGGATTATGTTTTTGACTTTGAGTTACCATGGAAAATCCTACCCCGCAAATGGGGTATTGTTGTGGAAAACAACACAGGTGCAGCGCTTAACGCTACAGGAACAAATAACGCGATTGTATATACTGGTAATAAGTTCTCATAACGCCAACCATAGGTAATTAGGCATGGCGATTCAAAATATAGTTAAGCTTGGGGGTCCAGGTTACTTACCAATATCTGAGGGTTGTAAATACTTCTCAGACTTCTCTTTTGGTCCTGGCCAACAAGCGGTAGATTTAACAGATTATCAAGCTACTACAAACACCGTAGCAATTGGCGGCTTAGATAGATCATCACCACTTGGCACTGGTATCACTACTGATGGCGGAACAAGTAATTATGGTTATGTTCTCAACCATCAAGCACAGCACAACTTAGATGATGGTTCAGGTTTTACAATTTATGCTTTTATAAAACGTACCGCGACGAATTCAGGTGTTAGGCAGCTATTCAATAAGCAGTTCACGACGACTGCGACTTCCCCGTTTCTGGATTGGATGCTGGCGTTAAAAAACGATAATTTCGAACTACGGATAGGCGCATCGTTTCTATCAACATCGATCGCCACCACCTTAGATGTTTGGCATTCAATGGTTTTTACTGGTGACGGTACTAACTGGCGTATTTATCTAGACGGCATATTACAGCAAACTAATGGTATATCAGCCACACCAAGTAACACAAACTCTATAACTCCACGTATTGGTCACCTGAATTTCACCGGTACACCTGCCGAGGTATTTATTGGTGTCATTGGTCAAGTTGGTATCTGGAACCGCGCTTTAAGTCAGCAAGAAGTATTGAGACTTGATAGACATGCTAGAGGCGAGTTAATAACGCTTAATATTGACGATCCATTAGGGGCAACTCCTGCTGATCCAATCGTTCAATCAGCTCCTGAATCAGTCAGCGTTACAGGTATTCAAGGCTTTGTATCTACTAACACACCAGGCGCTACTTTAACGGCTCAGACACACGTTATAACGCCAGGCAATGATTCTGTCTATAGATCAATAGATCCTTCTGGATTGGCTTTAAAACCAACTACAGATACAGCGCCTACATTGGATAAAACCAACCTTACTAACAATTCTACAGATGAGTTTGTGGTTAATGGTGCTACGTTTACATACACACCAATCTTAACTAACTCACCAAACACCTATAACTTTTATCTTGATTGTCATCCAGACGAAGCAACTATTGATCCTAAGTCAGGTGTTGTTACTTTGGATACTTCAACCTTGCCAACGTCTGCGAGTGTTCAACCTAATGACTCTCATTACTTCGTAATTGGCTGTAAAAATAGTGCTGGACAGGATGAAATTACGGTAAGGCTACACATAGGTTTAACGTCAGCAAATATAATTTATGTTGGAGCTGGTGAAACCTATACGACAAATCAGGCAGCTTTAGCAGCCGCTAGAGCAGACAGCAGTATTAAACGTGTAGTTATTCGTAATGGTACATACACAGGCGTTGAGAACACTATTGCTTATCTAGATGCTAGAGTTGGCGGTTTGACTGGTATTTATCCCCCTGCTGGTACTGCCTTAGATCCTTTTATCATTATGGCTGAAACTCCAATGGATGTGACGCTGGATGGTCAAGGCTTAGATCGGGTGTTACAGTTCGCTGGTGATACCAAGTCACCTGCTGGTGATCGTGGCGTTAATGACTACAACCAAGATCATATTAGGGTTTATGGTATTAATACCGAAAATATGAAGAAAGGCGGCGCTAGTTTCAGTCAGTCGCTTTATAACATATTCAGATTTTGTAGTTTTGGTAGCGTTGTTGAGTTTGAACCTAACACGATATGTGGCGGTATATTTAGCTCTCAACAGGGTTTACTAGAATATTGTTATGGCTATGGCTGGTCTAGATACGTTTTATCTGTATTTGAGGGCATTGAGTGTGCTACCCGTCGATCCATGGTTAGATTAGGTGGTTACTCGTCTAGTGCAGCTCAAGGTTATACTGCTAATCAACCTGGCCCATCTGGACACTCTCACTATGCTGTTAAACGTTCAGAGATGCAGAATTGCGGTGTTTTAGATTCAGAAAGTATTAATACGTTCCCATCGATCACTACATCATCAACAATAACGCTTGCGATACAGAATACAGTTGGCGGATCAGGTCTGAATTTCAACGAGGACTGTAAAATCACGTCATGCTGGACTGTTAATGTATTTAACGGCGGCATTGATTTATTTGTTCCTAATCAGATAACAGGAAAAGACACAGTTGTTGATAGTTTTGTATCGTATGGTACTACCCTGCCTGATTATGATGGTTTAGGCGCAGTTGCTGGTTTGGCTCCATATAGTACGGTGTTGTCAGGAAGAGGCTTGCACACGTTCAACGATATTTCATATTTGAATTGTGATCTAAGCGATACTGGCCCACTTGCGGCTGCATTATTCAGGTGTGAAACAGATCCTAGAATAACTAACTTCTTTTTTGATCCGAGTAATACCACAACTACATTAGCTTTAGCGGTTGCATGGGGTGGCACACAGAACGCGACCATTGATAATTATTCTATAAACGGATGGAGTAATTTGGATGTTCCGCTAGGTACAACAGCCACATTCACTAATCGTAATGATTTCGAAGCGACAGAAGCGAATGGGTTTAAATATATCCCCCGTATTGAATCAGGTAGCCCGTTAGGTAATGCGAGTATTGGTTGTCAGTCGTTAGAATATTGTGTTGGTAAGTTAGGCGCTTTTTATGAGGATGCTGGATGGTCACAGACTACGACTATTCCGGTATTTCCATATAGAGGATCTACCCGCGCGATGAATAGATGGCGTGACAGAACCACAACACAGGAAACTTTCACTAGTGGCGCAGGTAGCACAGAAGTAGTTAGCGGTAATTTTGGTGTTGCTACTGTAGATAACGATCCTAACTATTACGTTTGGGCTGAGGCTGGCAATGTCCCATTCCCATTCTATGTTAACGCTAGAGCTGAAGGCACAACAAGCGCCTACATAGCTTGGGATGTACCATCCAAATTATATTTTGATACTTACGTTAAGTATTTTATTTGGATTAAGAACATAACTGATGGTGATGCAGAGTTTTCACGTAATGCGGCGGTTAATCGTTTTGATAATTCATACACATTAACCGGTTTAACGGCTGGTAAGACGTATGATTTTGCAGTAACTGCGGTTGATACTAACTCCAGGGAGAGCGCCCTATCATACGCAACTAGGGTAACTTTATAATGGCTGATCAATTAAGAATTAACTTAGGCGGTACTAGTACATCATCTGTTACAGGGTGGAACCTTTTTAGCAAAGGAGACACTTTAGTAAACCCAACAAGCACACTTAACAACGTTGTTGAAGTTACGATAACCAACTCAGGTGATCAAACCTTTAACGTTAATAGCGCGGTCGAGGGATTTACAGGGTTACAGATTGCCCAAACTGGTGACGGTTTATACAGTGATCCGATCTGGAAAACTGCTATAGGTGGTACATTATCCTTAGAAACTGGTGGATCAACAGAACGAGCCACAATCAACTTTACTAACCTTAAAGCTAGTACAGCTTATACGGTAACTTTTAGTGCTAACGCCGGATCATCGGCACCCAGAGACCCAACCAATATGCGTCTCCGTTCGGGGGCAACGGTAGAAGGCCCCACCACTGTAAATCCAGAGAACAACTTAACACTAGAAGCTAGCGACACTATCACAACTGATGGTACCGGATTATTGCAGGTAGAATTTTACGGGTCTACTAGCGGTAATTTTTACTACTTGCCAACGTATATAATTATCGAAGGTGCGTTCCCGTATCAGCGAGCGGTAATTCTGGTTGGCACTGATGACACATTTAAAATGTCTGACACAGGCGTTAATGTTCAAGTTGGTAACGGCGGGACAAGTGCTACTTTAGTACAGCTAGTTAGCGGTACTTATTCGGTAACACAAAACAATTTAACCGTTGTTGATGATGAAAATATAACTTTTGATGTTGTACAAGATAAGTTGCCGTTTGGTGATTTAGAGCTACAAGTAACTATAGACGGAGTGGTATATACAAGACCTGTAACACTTAACCCAGATACTAATAATACTTATGTAGACATTAGTGATCCAATTTATGATGATCCAAACGTGTTATCAATTCTAGATAATGCACCTGGCAGCTCACCTATTCCAGCTAACGGACAACAGCTAGAAATAAGAGACGCAACCGGTACAGTTAGCTTGGCGGCTAACGGACTTTATACAGTCTCTAGTGCTTCTACAGCTTCATTTACGGCTCGTAGATGGATTAACACATCTATTGGTTGGGGTAACCTAGTAACCATCACTTTAACACTTGGATCGTCTATAATTAGCGGTAATACTGCGCAGTGTTTAGGTAGAGGAAATCAAGCCGATGTAACTGTGGTTGCCGGACCTGCTGGCCCAATTAGCGCTAATACAGGCTCATGTACGGCTAGAGGATTACAAGCGGGATTCTTGGTTGAATTACCGCAACCAGATGTTACTGGTACAGTAGAATCAGTTGTTTCCAGTAAAAGCACTGCAACAGTAGTTAAGAATTCGCCCTCTTGGGTGATTATAGAACCCAAAACATAAGATAGGAGATTAATCATGGCAGCGGGTGATGTTTTTGTATTTGATCAATTTTTCGTAGATGTGCTTTCTAAGTTGCACGACTTAAGCAGCGATACTATCAAGATAGCTTTCATAACTGACGCGGTTACACCGGCGGTTACTGATGCTGATCCAAGATGGGGCGCAGGTGGATCTACTAACTACAGCACAAATGAAGTAACGCCAGGCGGTAACTATTCTACCGGTGGTGAGACTATTACTAATGTGTCTGTTACTCTATCTAGCGGTAAAGGCGTGTTTGATGGTGATAATATTTCTATTGCTGTTAATGGTTCTAACCCAACTAATGCAAGATGGGGAATTATCTATAATGATACTGACGCTGGCAAAAGAGCTATAGCATACTTTGATATCGGCTCTGTATTTAGCTTGGCATCTGACCAGTTTGATATTCAATGGGCAGCTAGCGGCATTATAGACTTTGACCAAGCTTAATGAAGCATGTGGTGACAATGACCATTTATGACGTGGATCATTATACACAGGAAGAAAAAGACCAGATTATAGCTGATTACCCAGAGCACGAAAGAGAAGCGCGAGCAAAGGGTATTCCACAGTTAGGGTCTGGTCGGATCTTTCCGGTTAGTGAATCTCAGATTACTTGCGAATCGTTTGCCATACCTAAGCATTTTTATGTAATTAATGGGATTGATTTTGGTTGGGATCACCCTACTGCATGTGTCCAACTTGTGTGGGATAAAGACAATGAAAATTACTATGTTACTAGAGTCTCAAAATACAGAAAAAAGCCTGTCGCGGTTATTGCTAACCAGGTTAGAGCATGGGGTCAAATCCCTTGGTCGTGGCCTCACGATGGTCTACAACATGATAAAGGTGCTGGTGAGCAGTTACGTATTACTTACCAAAACGAAGGTATTAACATGCTTGATGAGCGTGCAACCTTTGAGGACGGTGGTAACTCTGTGGAAGCAGGAATACTTGAGTTACTCGATTTAATGCAAAATGGGCAGTTTAAAGTATTTGATACATGCGCCGACTTTTTTGATGAGTTTAGAACATACCATAGAAAAGATGGAAAGATAGTTAAGAAGCATGATGACGCTATAAGCGCGGTTAGATATGCTTACATGATGAGACGATACGCCGTACCAGTTGGTTACAAGTCTTATGATGCTCAGTTTGACGATGATATAAATTACCCAGATTTAGGTATAGTGTAATGGATGACCAAAGATTAAGGCATTTAGTAGATAGCGCCCTAGCTAGCTGTAGTGATCACGGATGGGCTAGCAGTATTAGTGAAAACCTAGACTATTACACTGGCGACCTACCGGAGAAGCCAGAGCATAACTATTTATCTGGTGTTACTAGTAGAGATGTATTTGATACTGTAGAAAGCGACCATCCAAGCCTAGTAAGAACGTTTTTAGGCGCTCACAGCCCGTTAAAGTTCAACCCTACCACAGACAGCCAAGTTGATATTCAACAAGCAGAAGAAAAGACAGAGTACATTAATTACATAATTAAAAACTCTCCAAACTCATTCAAAGTTTTATCTGATTGGATGAAAGACGGAAATATATCTTATGGTGTGCTTAAGTTTGAGTATATAGAAGAAGAAACAGTAAAAGAGCTTAAATACAAGGGTATTGATGAGTCAGAACAAGCTTTATTACTGGAAGACCTAGAAAACGACAAGAATTTGAAAGAAATTGAAGTCATCGAGAGCGAAGAAGACGACTTAAGACAGGTTACTTTCAAGATCAAACAAGACAAAAAGTATTACAAGCTAATCAACGTACCACCTGAAAACTTTAGGATTACTAAAGGCGTTGCTTGCTTAGAAGATGCTGAAATTGTAGGTCATGAGGAAGTTCTAACAAGGTCTGATCTAATCCAAATGGGTTATGATGAGGATGAAGTTAAAAAGCTATCTGAAACAGAGCTAGACGATAAAGGTATTAATGATAGACGTTTTAGCAATGAAGGCGGCGACAATATAACCACATTACCAGAAGCTAATGACGACAACCACAGCCCTAACGACGAGTTAACCGTTCAATTCATGTATCTAAAAGTAGATTATGACGGCGATGGAATTGCAGAGCGAAGACGTATAGTAAAAGTTGGTACAACCATACTAGACAATCAGCAATTTGAAATTATCCCCTACGCGATTTTATCAGCCATACCTATTCCTAATAAGCTTATTGGATACGGTCGAGCTGAAATAGCCAAGCAAAGCCAGAAAATTCAAACCAAATTGATGAGATCAATCCTAGATAACATCTATCAGGTAAATAACCCTGGGTTTGTAGCTCATTACGAAGAAATTAACATGCAAGATCTGTTAACTAATAGACCTAACCGCATTGTTAGAAAGAAAAAGCGTGGCCTAGGTGCTGATGCATTACAACCTCTAGTAACCCCATACATCGGGGATAAAGCCTTACAAGTTACCCAGTATGTGGACAGCAAAAAGGCTAATTCACTAGGAATACAATCATCTAATCAAGGCTTAGACTCTGATGCGCTCTATAGAGAGACCGCAACACGCTTCCAGGGCGTACAGGACGAACAAAAGGCCAAGATTGAGCTGGTAGCTAGGGTTTATGCTGAAACAGGCTTTAGACAGCTTTATGAAGGCTTAGCGTGGATGGTTGCCCACTATCAGAATGAGGCTTTTGAAATAAAGGTACTAGGTAAGCAGCTATCAATTGATCCTAGAGCCTGGCGTTATGAGCATCAAGTTAGCACAACTGTAGGCTTAGCCGCTGATGATACAGAAACGGTGGTGGCTAATATGGGTGCATTGCTATCACTCCTAGAAAGATATCAGGAGAAAGGCTTTGTGTTATCTGACCAGAAAAAGATCTATAACGTAACTAAGATGCTAGCTGAAAAGCTTGGTATTGATGATATCACCAAGGTATTAAATGATCCTGAAGTGCCACAGCAAACCTTATTAGCTCAAAATGAGCAATTAATGGGGTTAGTTGAACAGTTACAAGCACAAGTACAGCAACTACAGAACCCATTAGCTGAAGCTGAGAAAATTAAGGCTCAAGCTGATCTAGTTAAAGCTCAGGCTGACAACGAAATTGAGATTGAAAAGCTTAAGCTAGAAACAGAGAAGTTCTTTGTTGATACAACTAGAAAATACGATGAACTAGAGCTTAAATATCAAACTGATATTCCAGGAAAAGGTACAAATGACTGAAGAAATACATGGCGATGACACTTTTGCCAAAGCTAAAGCAGCCTTAGATCTAAATAAAAACCCTATTTTTATGCACGCTATAAAGCAGGTTAAAGAAAGCATATTTTGGGAGTTTTGCGAGTCAGAAGATACAGAGTACAACAACACACGGATTAGGGCAGAAATGTCAGCACTTACTAGGATTGTAGAGGAGCTAAATGGTTATATTATAGACGCTCAGAAGGCGGAATTTGACGAAAAATAGAACATATAGTAAACTTTAAGAGGACTCATTCTATGGACACTGAGAACACTTCTCAACCCACCAATGAACAACCTTCAGAACTAGATCCCACTATATTTTATAGTGATTCTAGTGAATCAGTCGTTAGTGATACTGAAACTGAAGACTTGCCAGAGCAAACAACAGACGTTGAAGAATCCGACACCGACGACACTGACGAGCATGACGAAACAACCGGTTGTAAGGAAGAACTAGAAAGCGATACGATTGACGTTTTTGAAATAGACGGAAAAGAGTACACCGCTGATCAGATTCAAGAATTAGAAAAGGGTTATGAACGACAGAGAGACTATACAAAGAAAACACAGGAAGTAGCTGAGAAACGCAAAGAAGCGGATCAGATTATATCTGTACTCGGTGAAAGTGTTACACGTTTAGAGGCAACTTTAACAGAATTTGAAAAGGATATTGTCGAAGCTGAGAAACAGTTGAATGACGATTTGCTTGATGAAGATTCTAGCGAGTACATAAGACTTGAGCGCAAAATTGCCAAGCAGAGAAAGAGACTCAACGATGGTGTTGAACAACTCAATCAAGCTAAGCAACAACACAATCAAGCGGAAAAACTAGAGCAAGCAAAACTCTTTAACAAGAAGTTTCCAGACCTCCAAGATCCAGACAAACGTGAAAAGAGATTCGATAAATGGGAATCAGCATTAGCTAAGCTTGATATACCGATGGAATCAGCCAATAAACAAGGTTATGAATTTTACGTTTTACTTGATGCTTTGTGTGAACAAAACAAACAAGTTGCTAGTAATAAGCGTGTAAAGAAAGTAACAAAAGTCTCAAAGAGTGTTAAGAAAAATGAACCAAAGCCGGTTAATAAAAGCGCGGCTCAAATATTTTACGGAAACTAAACAGAGGTAATTATGGCTACTTTAGGTAACAGTGTAGTAACCTTACTTGATCAAGCTAAGCGTTTTGGTCCTGATCATAAGATTGCTAAAATCTGCGAAATGCTCGCACAAACTAACGAAATTCTTTTAGATATGCCTTTTAAAGAAGGTAACTTACCAACTGGTGAGCGTATCACTCAAAGAACTTCACTCCCTGCGGTTTATTGGAGAAAATACAACGAAGGTATTGCTCCTAGTAAATCAACTACTGCTCAATTCGACGTACAGTGTGCGATGTTAGAATCATACTCTGAAGTTGATAAAGATCTTGCAGAGCTTAATGGTGATGTTGCTAACTTTAGAATCTCTGAAGCTTCAGCATATCTAGAAGCTATGAACCAAGAATGGGCGCAAACTTTATTCTATGGCTCACAAGCTAATCCAGAAGAGTTTGTTGGTTTTGCTGAAATGTATAACAGCACTTCAGACAATAACGGCCAAAACATTCTTTTGGCTGGTGGCGCTGGTGCTGATAACAGCTCAGTATATCTAGTTGGTTGGGGTGATAACTCTGCTTACTCAATCTATCCAAAAGGTTCACAAGCTGGTTTATATCATGAAGATATCGGACTAGTTACTGTTGAAACTACTGCGGGTATAGCTGGTAACAGAATGCGTGCTTACCAGGATCATTGGCAGATTAAAACTGGTCTAGTTGTTAAGGATTGGAGATATGTTTCACGTATTGCAAACATTGATATTTCAGACCTTAAAGCTACTACTAGCACTCAAGCTACTACTGCTTCAACTTTCTTGATTGACCTTATGGATCAAGCTGTTGCTCGTATGCCTTCACTAGCTGGTATTACTCCTGTTTTCTATGCAAACAGAACTGTTATGGCGGCTCTTAGAACTGCAGCAAGAAAAACGTCTTCAAGCGTTCTTAGTGTTGAGCAAGGACTTAACCAATTCGGCCAAAGTATCTTTGAACTTCGCTTTATGGGCATTCCAGTTAGAATGGTTGATCAGTTAACTACTACTGAAAGCCTAATTTCTTAATAGGAGAGATAAAATGATACTTGATGCACAAAATGCACTAGCTACTTCACAAGCTTTAACTGCTACTGCAGTAGGTGAAAACGTTATTGATTTATCCCTTGATAGATCAATTGGTAACGGCGAGCCTCTAGGTGTGGTTTTCGTTGTTGAAGTTGCAGCAGACCAAACTACTGGTGATGAAGACTACACCTTCCAGATTGAGTACGCTTCAAGCGCCGCTCAAGATGCGGATCAAAAGACTGTAGCTTCGGTTGCTTTTGAATCTGGTACTCCAACTGCACCAGCACAAAATGCTGATTTGTTAGTTGCTGGTTACCAGTTTGTATTAGCTGTACCACCTGCTAGCTTATCTGTATCTGAAAGATATTTCGGTATCAGAAGCGTTTTAGCTGGTACTTCACCAACTGTTACTATTAGTGCTTACCTACAGCCAATGAGCCAGATTGATTCTCAAATCACTCATTACGCTGCTGGTTACACTGTTAGCTAATAGCGGAGGGGGTTTCGGCCCCCTTTTATATTTATGAAAGTAAGATTTGTTACTCATACTGTTTTAAACGGTGTTCGGCATAGACCAGATACCGAGGCGATAATAAGCGCCAAAGATTATAGCCCTAAATACATGCATATTTTGGACGAAATGAAGCCTAAACCAGTTAAGAAGGCAAAAAAGCGTGGCACTAAATAACTATCAAAACTTTGTACAGTCGGTAATTCAAAGGTCATTTAGAAATGACATTACTACAGACTTGGTAGATGAATTTATAAGGTTATGCGAACAAGATTTTATTTATGGCTTAGACGGTAACGGTACTAAGCTACGTGTACGAGAGATGCATGAACTAACTAGGAACACGATATCAACAAATGATAGATACTTAGCACTACCCCCAAGATACTTGGAAATGGTAAAGCTGGTAGTTTATCCTGAAATCATCGGCCTAGAAGACTTCACAAGCAAGGTTAAAACATCATACCCCTACAGTATGACCTATGTATCACCTGAAGCTTTAAACGTTAACAACCGTTCAAGCTTCCCTTGTTACTACACAATTACCAATCAAATTGAATTTGATACGTTATCTAATGAGCGTTATGCCATTGAAGTTAATTATATGTCTTCACCGCTTGGGTTAAGCAGCAGTAACGAGACTAACGATGTATTAACAGCTTATCCAAATATTTACTTGTACGGAACTTTGTATCACTTGTATGAATACATACAGGAACCACAATCAGCCGTATATTGGCGTAATTCTTTCTTAAAAGCGATAGATACTGCCAACTCAAGTCATGATATTTCTAGCATGGGGCCAGTACCCACAATAGTATTTGAAAGCAACGTACCATGAAGCCATTAACAAGCTTTAAAAGAGCGCCCATACAGTTAGCTGGCCCTACAAGTAAGAATAGGTCGGCTTTCTTAAGCTCTGAACTAACGCAAAACTTCTATATTGAAGTAGACAAGCCTGGAAGCATTTTGCAGCCATTTCCAGGATGTAAAACGTTCCACACTAATACTAATGTTGCACAGCCAGATAGAGGTTGTACGGTATTTAAAGATGAGCTTTATAAACTATCTGGGGATAAGTTTTATAAAGTAGATAGTGCTGGCGTGGCTCAAGACCTAGGCAATATACCTGGTACTGATCCGGTTGTTTTTGCTACTGACGGAACAGACCTATTTATAGCAACGGGTTCAACACCTTACATCTACAATACTACTTTAGCAGCTATTGCGGATGCTGACTTTGAAAACCCTAGTACAGCGGCATTCTTAAATGGTCAGGTTATTGTTGATGGTGCTACTAATCGATTTGGTGTTACGGATGTTTTAAACATCCAAAGCATAGACGCTTTAAACTACGCAACGGCTAACGCTGTTCCAGGAGATCTAAAACGTGTATATGTTTTTGAGGACTTTATATACTTTTTTTGTGATGAGAACACTGAACGCTGGTACAACTCAGGCGAAGGAAATCCACCGATTGATCGATTGGATGGTGCTTCGATTAAGGTTGGTATAGATGCCCCTTATTCGGTTAGTAACACAGAGACGTTTATATACTTCTTAGCTGATGATTTAAGGGTGTATAGGCTTAGGAATAGTGTTGAAGAGAATGTAACGACCATTAGCGTTTCACAGCAAATAGAAGGCTTTGAGACAACTAATGATGCCAGAGGCTTTTGTTTTAACTGGCAAGGTCAAAACTTTTACTTTCTCACTTTTCCAACGGCCAATAAGACCTTCTTATATTCCGAGACATTTAACCAATGGGTTAATCTGTCATTCGGTTTAGCGGGAGGCAGGCACCTAGCTAATAGTTACGCTTTTTGTTACGGAAAGCACTTAGTTACCGACTATAGAAACGGTTCGGTTTACGAATTAGACAAAGATACGTTTACTGATGCCGGTGAACTGATACAAAGGATTAGAGTTTTACCTAATCTAACAGGTGATTTAATAGATGCCCCTGGACAGAGGCTACTTATCAATAAGATGGAGCTTGTTATAGAACGAGGAAATGGCAATGCTGATGAACGCAAACCTCAAATAGTTGTTGAATTTAGTGGTGACGCTGGCAGGTCTTGGAAGAGTTTGAATTTTATAAATGTAGGGCAAGCTGGGCAGTTTTTAACAAAAGTTGACTATAATTTGATGGAAAGCTTTTATGAAGGTACTTTTAGGATAACAGCAACTGATCCTAACTACTTTACCCTTAAAGCGGCGACTGTATTTGTAAAGAATTATGGCTATTGATGTAAATTTATTACCCCTAAAGGTACCGCCTGAAGTACGTGATAAAGTAGGGTTTGAAACAGATACATTTTTGAATGATTTGTTGTTTAGTTTGTTTCAGTTACGGCAAGTATCAACTAGCGATGGTGGCACAGGCCCATCGGAACCAGGCAATACAACTAACAATAGTTTTAGTTTTAATGGTGCGGCTGAAGCAACAAAGGTTATACCAACAACTGAGACAACTAATGTAACTATGGTTGATTATCAGTTTGTTAACGCTAAAAACAGTATTACGGTTACATTCCCACAGTACCCTGTTGAGAATAGTTTCGTAATAGTAAGGAACGGGGATGGATCAAAAATTACACTGGACGGAAACGGGAAAAATATCAACGGTAGTTCTAGTGGTGTTCTTCGTCGTGCTACTACTACCATTGAGTTTTTTTATTTTATTGATGACGATGAGTGGTTTGCCCGATGAGTTTTGAGCCAGATAATAGTGATTATGAAGATAATATTGTTGATTATAACGAAGAGATAATAATTAGGTTAGATGCAATAATTAGACTGTTAGAAGTTATTAGTGATACTGAAATTGGTGAAACTTTAGAGGACATTAGAAATGACAACGATTAGAGGCCCAGAATTTAGCTTCAATGGAAGCACAGGCGGATTTAAGCAAGTACAGGTTACCCAAAGAGGACGACTAGCAGTCTATTCGGAAAGCCAATCAAGCACTACGTTTAGCGCTATTGAGGGTGATGCATATAACATCACTACTGGCGTTTTATCTGGTATATCCACTGCTGATAGCGCATTACTTTATTTTAAATATCTTGACGATGGAATACTAATTGTAGATTCTTTAATCGTTGGAATTGATGACGCTGATGCAAATAACCCCCAATTAATCACGTTATTAAGAAACCCAACGGCAGGCACTATTGTTAGTGATGCAAGTGCGGCGACTATAGCTAATAGAAACTTTGCAAGCTCTAATGAGTTAACTAATAGCTTAATATATAAAGCAGCCGCGCCGGATGCCGAGACTTTTACAGACGGTGATACATTCGGGATTTTTTATGCTAATGACAACTCAAGACTTTACGCGGATTTAGATTTAGTCATGAAAAAAGGATCTAGCCTTGGTGTAAAAATCAGTCCC